CATCAGCTCGCCTAGCTGCTGCTGCCCGATGTTTTGAGCCGTGGGGTTGGGGTTGCGATAGTTGATGTTCGACCAAAGCACCCGGCCTTGGTTCGTGGGGCCGATCACGTCCAGCCGGCAAGCAAGGTACTCGCCCGTCCCGGCCTTGGTCGTCTTTGGCTCGACGCTGACCACCTGCACTTGATATGTGCCGGATGGGATCGGCTCGAAATCGCCGCGAGCTTCCGGTACGTCGTCGAAGCTGAAAGGTTGAGAAAGAAAGGCCATGTTATTTACTCCTGCTCAATGGCGAATGATGGGCGACCGGGCGTAGTTGTGATCGCCACGGATAGTGGGGTGGTGATAGTTTCGGGCGCGGCCTTCCAGGCTGCGGCGACAATCTCAGGCTTCCAGCGAAACAGCCGGCCAAGTTCGTCGTCCAGGCCGTTTTCGGCTGCTATTTCTTGGGCCAGATCGCCGTTGACCTTGCGGCTCAATCGGCCCGTGATCTTGATTTTGTATCCTCCATCGGTTTCGGTGGTGTTGACGCCTTCATGGTCGGCGGCGATGCCGATCAGCGAAAGCATGTGATCTTCTAGCTTGCGGCGGCGCTTTACAGCGTCAGCCTCGGCTTTCTTTGCCGCCAACCACTCAGCGGCGGCGGTGTCTATGTCGAGATTGTGGATTTGGTCAGTCATGCTGCACCTCCAATCTTGGCAATCAGCGCGCCAAGGTCGGGCGCTTCCCAAGCGTCAAGTTTGCCGCTGCGGTCCTTGGCTTGCCACAAGCCGTCACTCTCCAACATCAATGCGCGCTGGATTGCGCCGTCGCCGTCTTTCTCGACACGCATAGCCGCAACGATATCGAAATAATAAGGCAACGCTTGGCCGGTCTTGTTTCCCGGCATCGACGGCGCATAAAGCACCCGGCCCATTTCATCCTGAGACTTTTCCAGCTTGGCCGTGAACAGCACATGCCGACCGGGTAGGTCGCGGAAAGATCGAATGGCCTCGGCCATGGTGGTCTGCATTTCGCCATAGGCTTGGCGTGGGTCTTTAGCCACGGCCTTTTCGTGGGCCAAGCAGACCTCAGCAATTTCGCTAATGCTGTCGAGCGCGACGCTCTGAAATTGCTTGGCTTCATTACTATCGGTCAGCCACGCAAACGCCTCGCGTAGCGTGTCCATGTCGCTGATCTCGACAAACGGCAGGTCAGCGTCTTGGATCGACATTAAGCCGGCCTCGGCGCTGAGAATGACGGGATCGGGCAGCGTTGGGATAAGGCTGGTCTTGCCCGCTCCCGCTTGCCCGTAGACCAACATCTTGACGCCATGCGCCGATGCGGCCTTGGTGGATTGTAGGTTAATTGCCATGGGGGATTTCCTCCGTTTGGCTGGTGGGAAAGTGCGCCATGTTGCTGCACTCTTATGCGGCTTCTACGGCAGTGAGTGGCGTAAGAACCATGCCGCGAGCAATCAATTTCGCAATGGAATTGTCTGGCGTGTAGCAGGCCATCCCAAACGTGTGCCAGCGGGTGAATGGACTGCCGCCGGCATAGTCAACCGCGTATATCCATTCGACGCCACTAGGAGCATCGCGGAAGTAGCGTGTTCGGAGCCCGCGGGCAGCGCCATTGTCGGTGTATATAATGGACATGGGTTTCCTCCGTTTGGCTGGTGGGGAAGGGGGAGGGCTCAGAGAGCCGCCCCAGATTGGATACGCTTGGCCTCATCCCATGGGGCCTCCCACAGGAAGGAATGCGAAAGGCTGCCGCGGAACCAGTCGGCGACGAACCCGTCGTTGTCGATGGCCGATTTTAAGAACCATGCCTCAGAGCAGTTGCCTTTGACCAGAATTGCCTTGGCAGTTTCGCGCACAACCTTGACGGTGGTTTCAGATCCGCTCGCGCTGGTCAGTGTCATGATGGTCATAGTCTGTTCCTCGTTTGCGGCTGGTCGGGTGATTCCGGTTGCCGTGATTTCTATATAGCAATTGACTTCTCGCGGGTCAACACCTAGGTTCAAAAAAATCAGCAATGAGGAGCAAAAAAATATGACGGTCAAGCCATGATTTATCACAACGAGATTGAGCGCTTCCCAGCGGCCTGGCTGCGAAACCTGGCGGGTGCTGGCCACATAGACGGACCAGCGCATGTCGATGAGCGCAGCATCGTGGACGTACAGCCGGATGACCTTACCGACTACACTCAATGCCACTTCTTTGCCGGAATCGGAGGATGGAGCTATGCCCTTAGGTTTGCTGGATGGCCTGCAAGCCGACCTGTTTGGACAGGATCATGCCCCTGCCAACCATTTTCAGTCGCCGGGAAGCAGCGAGGCGAAGCCGACGAGCGCCACCTCTGGCCCGCTTTCGCGCGGCTCATCGGAGAGTGCCGGCCTCCAATCGTCTTTGGCGAACAGGTTGCGAGCGCAGATGGCCGGGATTGGCTCGCCGGAGTATTTGCTGACCTTGAGCGGATGGGATATGCCGCTGCGGGAGCCGATCTTTGCGCTGCGGGCATCGGTGCGCCGCACATCCGACAGCGGCTTTATTGGGGAGCGGTCTGGCTGGGCGACACCAGCGTCCCGCGATTACCGCACGCCGAATCTTCAATCATATGCAACGAGAGGCGGCGGCAAGAAAGGCGAGCAATTGCCGAATCAAGTGCAGGGCGCGATAGCAGGCCGGCCGACGCCGACGGCTCAAGACGGAGCGCGCGGTGTGATGCCGCCTCGCCCGCAGGATACAGGCATACCGCTTGGTCAGAAAGTTGGGCAAGTGCTGACTGGCTTGAATGCCTTGACGGGAAAACCCGCCGCATACCGGCTGAACCCGCATTTTTCCCGCTGGCTCATGGGATTCCCGGCAGAGTGGGCCAGTTGCGCGCCTACGGGAACGCCATCGTCCCGCAAGTCGCGGCCCAGTTCGTAACTGCATTTATGGAGGCAATCCAATGACCACCCAGGAAGCTATCGACTATTACGGCTCAATCCGGCGTCTGGCCGAGGCGCTCAAGATATGGCCGCACGCAATCTATCGCTGGGGCGATTACCCGCCAGAGGCGCGGCAGTACCAGTTGCAGGTCTTGACAGGTGGCAAACTCAAGGCCGAGGATTTGCAGCCATGGGAAAGTTAATCAATGGGCCGTTTCGGCCGCAGCCGCCGCACGTCGATCCGCCAGAGATCCAGCTAGCCGATGCTATGCGCAAGGTCGGCATTGATCCGCCACCCAACATCCAGATCGACGGGCAACTGCATCGCTTCTCGACCAAGGGGCGGGCGCGGGATGACAGCGGCTGGTATATTGTATTCCCCGATGAGCCTATTGCCGGTCGGTTTGGCTGCTGGCGCGATCAGATCGACGCGCCCTTTCGAGCCGATGTAGGCCGGGAACTGACCGTCGCCGAGCAGATGATAAGCGCACGCCGACAGAATGAGGCGCGCGAGCGGCGGGACGCCGAGCGAAAACGCAAGGCCGAGGTTGCAGCCAGCACGGTCGAGGCGATATGGGCCAACGCCATCGCCCCATCGCCCGATCATCCCTACCTCAAGCGCAAGGGCATCCAGGCGCACGGCGCGCGAATGACCGGCGATGCGCGGTTGATCGTGCCGCTGTTCGGGCCTGACGGATCGCTGTCGTCTCTTCAATATATCGGTGAGGATAAACGCTACCATCCCGGCGCGGTTACGCGGGGCTGCTCGTGGACGCTGGGCGAGATTGACGACGGCACGATCTTTGTGGCTGAGGGCTTCGCCACCGCCGCGACGATCCATGAGGTTAGCGGTCGGCCGGCGGTCATCGCCTATAGCGCCAATAATCTTCCCGCCATTGTTGGCCAGCTACGCGAGCAGCACGGCGACCAGCGGGATCTTGTCATTGTCGCCGACAACGACGCCAGCGGCGTCGGGCTGAACAAGGCCGATGAGGCCGCGGCTCGCTATGGGGCCAGGATCGTCATGCCGCCAGAACTCGGCGACGCGAACGATTATCACCTGGCAGGCCATGATCTGCACGCCTTGCTCTTCCCGCCGAGCGACGGCTGGTTGAAACGCGGCAAGGCGTTCTCTGGGCAGCCCGCGCCTATCAAGTGGCTGATCAAGCATTGGGCGCAGGCCGATTCCATGATGATGGTTCACGGGCCGTCTGGTGGGGGTAAGACGTTTCTTGTTCTTGATATGGCGTTGTCGATTGCCAGCATGGGCGCAGTGCCGGAATGGCAAGGCCACAAGGTCTATTACGGGCCGGTGGTCTATCTGGCCGGCGAGGGGCATCACGGCATGAAAGGCCGCATGGCCGCTTGGCGGCAGTATCACGACGTCGATGATCCTGACATCTGGATATCGGATTCCGGCGTTGATCTGAACACGGCGCCTGGCTATCAGAGGGCCGCTGACGCGATCCGCGCGCTGCCAGAACCCCCGACGCTGATCGTGGTCGATACGCTGCACAGGTTCTTGGCCGGCGATGAAAACAGCGCCCAGGACGCCAAGACGATGATTGATGCCTGCGGCGGGCTGATGAAAGAATTTGGCTGCTCGGTGCTGCTGGTTCATCACACGGGCGTTGCAGCCGAGGCCCAGCATCGAGCGCGCGGCTCCAGCGCCTGGAAGGGTGCTTTGGATATTGAGATCAGCGTTGTGCCACCCGACGACCAAGGCGGGCCGATCCAGGTCATTCAGCGCAAGAGCAAAGATGCGGAAATGGCCGAGCCGATCAACGGCGCGCTGGAGGTGGTCGAGATTGCCGGCTGGTTCGACGATGACGGCGAGAAGGTCACAAGCGCGGTATTTGTCGAGGGCGAGGAAATACAGCCACAAGAGACCAGCGCGCTGGCGCGGCACAAAAAGACGTTCGAGCGGGCATGGTGGGCCGGTCATGCACAAGTTTCTGATGATGGGCGACCGTATGTCGCAAAGGAGGATTTGAAGGAAAAGCTGATCGAGGACGGCAACGCGGAAAGTACGGTTCGGCAAATGATGAAACCATCAGTAACGAATAAGCTGATCGGCGCGCTGATCAACTCCGAGCAAATTGCCTTGGAATCCGCGGGCTGGAGCGTGATCGACAACGTATGGGCCAGCGCGCTTCTGCTCGCGAAGAAAGGCTAGGCAATGCAATTTATAGGAAGGTACCAGCGGTACCAGTACGGTACCAGTGCGCTGGTACCAAAATCGGCAGATGGGCTTGACATTGGTACCAGTGGAGGGGTACGCTCCCCTTGGAGCGTCCCCCCTGGTACCAAAAGCCCTACAGGGCCGGTTGGACCCTCAAGGGCGAGGCTCAAAAGTTTAGTAGCGTTAGGCGCGGGCAGTTTCCTCCCATGGCCGATATCGGGCGCGGCCTTGATGCCCTGGCTCTTTGACCGGCTGGTCCCGCATAGACTTTCAGCCAGCCGGAATAAGCAAACCGTATGCACGCGCCGCGTGGGTCGAAGATGCGGAAAGCCAGGGAAGCCCGATTTCTTTATTGGGCCACTCAATGCCGTCTAACGGAATGCGAGCCTATCGACAGGCTGAAAGCATGA